AATCCTTACTAATGCGTAGATCACTGCGCTATGTATGTGATCAAAACAACATTCCCCCAGTACAATTAGACAATGTTCTAAGTAGTTGGGGGATGGAGATGCGGGAGCAATTCCGCGATCTTACAATTACGGTTGCCGATGATATGAAGTATAATCAACTGAAATACTTCAGACCATTTAAACATCAGTTGGATTTTTTCAACACAGGGGAACATGATCGTAGAGGCATCCTTGCCGCAAACCGTATTGGTAAAACAGTTTCAACTTGCTTTGAAGTTGCTTGCCATTTGACTGGACGGTATCCTGATTGGTGGCCAGAACATGCCAAACGCTTTGACAGACCAGTTACTGTTATGTGTGCTGGTGAAGGTTGGCAACAGGTTGCAATGGTATTGCAGAATGAATTGCTGGGCACACAAGATATCAAGATACAAGAAAGCATTGGCACTGGCATGATTCCCAGAGATGCTATTAAGTTTGAAACAATGCGTAATGATGGCGCCAACTGTATGGGCGTGGAAGTTAAACATGTATCAGGCACTTACAGTTATCTAGTGTTTGCCAACTACACACAAGAAGTTAGACAGATGCAGGGTTTCAAGTTAAACATTGCTGTGTTTGATGAACAACCACCAGATGATTTCTTTTCTGAAATTGTAACACGTACTGCAACAACACAAGGTCAGGTACTTTGTTCGTTTACACCATTAAAAGGGTTAAATGGACTTGTAAGTAAGTTCTGGCACCGTGAAGATGGTTATGAACACATTCGTGTGTCATGGGATGATGTTCCAGAATATGATCCATGGGGCGAAGCATTCTTGCTTAACAGTACACGCCTACAGTTGGAACGAGATTACCTACCACATGAAAGAGATGCTCGCCGCAATGGTGTGCCAGTTATGGGTAAAGGTGCTGTGTTCCAAATTAGAAACTGGCCACTGTATAAGAATGGTGACTTTGACTTTAGAAATACAATGGGCTTACATCGTCTCATTGCTTTGGACTTGGGTCTTGTTAATGATAAGACAGTTATAAGTTTAATGTACTGGGATCCAAATGAACAAGAAGCATGGCTTGATCGTCAAGTTGTTGTTAAAGGAACTGAAGAAGCAAACCCAATGAACTGGATACAACATCTAATGCGACCAGAAGTGTTTGGCACTCCTATTGTATTACCCCCAGATGCGGGTACAGTTGGACGCTATACAATGTCTGCATTAAGCATTAGACAAATGTTTGAACAGTATGAACTTAATGTGCATCCAGATCCAATACGCAACCCACCAGATGCTGAAGGTAGAACAACTAACCATAAGTCCTTTGGTGTTAACACAATGCGTCAAATGCTTGAACTTGGTACACTACATGTTAATGAAAACTGTGTAGAGTTCCTGCGTGAAGCACAGAACTACTATGTTGATGAAAAGGGACGATTCTCTGATCCAGATGACACAATCGATTCGGCGCGATACGCTTTGCTAGGATGCTTAAATGGTTGGGCAGAACAATACGATAGCCGTAGCCCACAACAACGCTTCCGTGATGCTAAACATAACTTCAAAGCCTCTAGAGCACAACAAAATCACAACTTGCCCGCCTGGAAGCAAGTGTACAGTGGTACGGAATAAAGCAGGCTAAATATAATAATAATAAGTTAGGACTATAATAATGTTAGATTTACGCAATGTAGTAATTTCAAATCTTAATGATCACAGTGGCTTGATGGCTCGATTCATTAAGATGAAAAGCCTGCTTGATCAGAAGTGCGCGGCAAACTTGCGTCTTCTAGCAACTAAAAACAATATCAATCGCACAAGCGATTATCACTATCTAAACCTTGCTGTTACTGATTCCACAGATCCAGTTAACGGCATTGACTATATCCACCCAACTGTAAAGCCAACTGTAGATTATTCAACTTCAGTTATTGTTAAGGGCATTGCACAGAACGGTGAGATCAACTTTGAGTTTGTACCAGACAATGAAGGCGATGAAGTAGCCGCAAGACAGGCTACTGAAATGGTACACAAGATCATTAACCAGAACAATGATCCACACTATATCCTGCAACATTGGGTTATGGATGCGGCATTACACAAAAACGGTGAAATGATGATTGCCCCAATGCGTGAAAGCATTGTGCGTTATGTTACCACACATGGTACCAAAGACCAATTAGCGGCATTTGAACAACAAGCCGCAGACTCAGGCTTAAAAGCATTACAAACAAAACGCCGTAAACAGCGTGTTGACTTAGATCAAGTTCTAAAAGAAACACAACAATATGTTTCAGATCTACCGGAACAACAACAACAAGAAACATTGAATCATCGTATTGCACAAGCACAAGAAGCCATGAAGGGCGATTTTGATGCTATGCAAGAAGCACCACCTAATGTTGAATTGCGTGATGCCGAAGATGAAATTGGTGCAAGCGTAAAACGCAATACAATTTACGAAGCAGAATATAAACTAACTGGTTACAATCTAAATATCAAGTTCCGTCCAATTGCACAACACTATTGGATGTGTGACCCAACTGTTATCTTTATGCAAGAGCAACCATTCTGTGGTTACTACAAGCCAATGAGCATTCAGGAAGCGTATGAACTATATCCAGATATTGATTTAGAAGAATTTAAGATCTATGCAGAATACTCTAATGTGGGTTCTTATCAAGCAGGATCCTTGCTTAATAATTTGGCTTTGCATGCTCGTGACTCTGTGCCTATTAATGGATTGCCAGCACAAGGTTATTCAGCGCAAGAACCAGAAGCACGTCAAGTAACTGTTCTTACTGTGTATAACAGATATGACATTGACAATGATGGCGAATTAGAAATTATTGAATTGATCTACTCAGGTCAATATGTTATTAGCGCACGTGAAGTTGAATTCATTCCTGTTGCTAATATGTGTCCAAAGCCACTAACACAAAACTTCTACGGTATGTCTATTGCTGAATCAGTTATTCCAATGCAGGAATACATGACAAGTGCTTACCGCGCTGAATTGTTATTGGGTTTATTACAGTCTACTCCACGTATTGGTGTTAAACCAGATCGTGTGGACTTTGAAGAAATGGCTGATGGTGAAGCCGCTATCTTTATTCTAGATAGCAAGTTTGACCCAGCAAAGGATGTGTATGAAATGCCTATTCCAAATGGCAATCCTACATTCCTAGACAATACAATTAGTCGTATGCAACAAGACCAAATGGCCATGGTTGGTATGACTAGTCCACAAGATGTCTTTAATCCAGAAGTTATGGATCCAGGTAACTCTGGTGCTAAACTAAACTTAGCATTGTCACCTAATCAGATTATTCAAGACAACACAGTTAAGAACTGTGCTGAAGGTTTGAAAGAAGCAATTTGGTTAGTATGGCGTACATTGGTACAGTATGCTGATGACTATGGTGTGAAGAAATTAGCGGCAGAGTTCCATCCAGAAGGCAAGCCAGAATTCTTAGATGGCAAAGCATTTGACGACATGAACTTTAACGAACGCAAGACGATCCATATTGATCTAGCACTTGGTATGAAGAGCGAAGAAAATAGTCTACAACGCCTACAAATTATCAAGCAAGCACAAAACGGTCTTACACAAGAGGTTACTGCTGGTGTTGCTACAAATTCTTTAACACCTAGTGCATTTAAGAAGATGCGTAAGCCTTATGAAGACATGCTATATGTACTTGGTGTTAAGGATTGTGATGTATATCTACCAACTCAAGATGAAGTTATGGAGATGGTACAACAAGCACAGAAAGCATCTGCTAATAAACAACCAAGCCCAGATGATCAGAAGAAAATGGCCGACGCTAACTTGGCTAAAGTCCGCGCTGATCAGATTAATGCAGAGGTTGCTGGTAACACAGCCTCTAAACAACTTGAAGGTTTTGCTCTAATTAATGAACATAAGGCCAGGGCTTATGGCGAAGGCTAAATAAAGTTATAAATTGGATTTGAATAGAAATGATTAACAATGATGCAGTAGAGGCTTTTAATAATAGACTCACGGTAGATTTAAATAATATCAAGAAAATGACTCCAAGTCAACTTGATAAGGTTAAGACAGTTGGTGCCCAAGCAGACTCTTTGCTTAAAAACAGAGAGTTTGCACAGTTTGTACACCAATTTAAGTTTGAAAAGTTAGATATACTCAGCGAAATGTCTGGGTATACACCGGAAGATGATGCAAAGCGTGTTGCTTTAACTCATCAGATTGCCGGTTTAGATGAATTCGTTAAATCGCTAAAGAGGGCGGTTTATTTTATGAATCGTGTGGTAAGTCAGCAACATAAAGATGTTGACCCTGGCACGGAATAATAGGAGAAATGAATGGATAATATTGTCCAGGATACACCTAATCTCACACCAGAGACGGTCCCTGTCCAAAAAGTCGACACAGGCTTAGAAGCAATAGCCCAAAAGATGGCCGCAATGCGTAACCAACCTAAGGCTACTGAACCAGTCGAGACGGGTGAAACTGCTGAGGCAAAGGCAGAGACCCCCGTGGCCCCAGAAGGTACTGTCATAGAAGACAGCGATACCAATAGTGTAGAGCCAGAAGTTGCAGAACTAGAAGCAGAATATGCTGAAGGCACTGAGGAAGGTGAAGCCCCTGAAGTTCAGGTAAGCGAGACCGCAGACAGTCCTAGCGATATTATTGATTTCTTAGAATTTGCGGAGATGAATCCTAACGCTAAGTTTAGATTCAAACGCAATGGTAAAGAAATTGAAGTAGACGCGAAGAAAGCCGCAAGTATATTAGGCCAAGGCGCCGCAATTAGCGAAGAAGCCAGACAGTTAAAAGTTGATCGTGCTGAGTTTGATGAATATCAATCTAACAAACGAGCAGAAACTGAAGGTCTCTATCTTGCAATGGAGTTTACGGTCGTTCCTCAGTTGCGTAAAGCATATGATGAAATCATTAAGACCCAAGGTTATCAAACAACCTTCCAACAACAGTTGGCAAATACGCAGGATCCTGCTACAAGAGCAAGAATCCAAGCAAGTTTGGAGCAGAATGAGAAATACATTCAGCAACAAGCCAATACTATCAATACACTGAAACCTAATGTGGATCAGTTTAAAGATATGCGTAGTCAACAGGTTAGGGAGATTATCGATAATACTCGTAAGAGTTTTAAAGATAAAGAGTTGCGTAACCAATATGTGTTTAATGAAATTCGTGATAACATGAGTAAGGGCTGGACTGGTGCTAAGACACAATTAGTCCCAGGCGTTGATAACATTGATTTGATTTGTGCCGATGAGCACATTCTATCTTTAGTTAGAGACGGACTTAAATACAGAGATAGACCTAAAGCGAAGAGTGCAGGAAGCAGTATTGCGGCCTTAACTACTCGTAAAGCAGGTACAACTATTAACCCAGGTCGGGCGCAAGATGAGATGTCATCACTTCGCGAAAAAGCCAGGGGCGGCGATACAAAAGCCGCAGATAATTTGCTCATGGCACAAATGAGAGCCTTAAGAGCAAGAAGATAAGACATTAAACAAGGAGAAATTAAATGTCAACAGGATTTATTGCAACAGCATCCCTTGGTAACGGTACAACATCACCATATGCTACTGATATCGTTGTTAAGGATTTAGATTTAGATGTATCCAACCGTGTTAAAGACGACACACCAGTGTTGAACATGTGTATGGCTAAAAAGCGCAAAGTAGTTTCTACATTGCCATTGTGGACAAACGACGTTTATCGTTTACCACAAGTTCAAGCACAAGTTGAAGGTGCCGCTGTTAGTTCTGCTCAAGTAGAACAAAATAGTCGTGCCAACTTAGGTAACTATACTCAAATTTTCAGTACAGTTATTGGTGCTACTGGTACTGCTCGTGCAGTTGAACAGTCTGGTGGAGATCCACAGGCTTACCAAGAAGTTAAGCAATTGATCGAACTAATGTTCGACGTTGAAGCACAGATCGTTCGTGCTGACCAAATTGGTACTAAGTACTCTGGTCAATCAGGTACAGCAACTGGTGCTGGTACACCTCCAGTATTATACCAAAGCGTTGCTAACGGTGGTACAGGTAATGATGTATCTCCAAACGGTACTTCTGGTGCTTCTAATACAGGCCCATGGGGTGGATCAACTGGTGCTAACGTTGTAGTTCCTGGTAACGGTGTTGCTGGTTACAGCACAACTTCTAGTGCTTTAGGCCGTCGTTTCGGTTCATTGAACTCATTCGCTGGTACACACAGTTTCAACCCAGCCGCTGGTACAACATACTACACAATTTTCAACAGCGAATCAAGCGACAGCATTAGTGCTAGTTCTGCTAACGCATGGGTTGTTGGTGGTAGTTTAACTTCTACTGGTACACAGTATGGTTCAATCTATAACAACGGTGAAGGTATGGGTAGTTCATTCTATTCTTACACAGGCGCATTACAACAATTTGCTCCTTCATTGTACAAACAGTTGGTTACAACTGCTGAACAACGTTTCAATGCTAAGATCCGTACTATTGTTTGCCCAACTTCATTACGTACACACCTAAGCGACACATTCCCAACTTCTCGTTCTATCAACCGTGTGAACGCAGAGCGTGGTGATACTATCGCTACATACGAAGGCGACTTCAACTACACTTACGAGATTTTTGATTCTTGGATCATGGATCAAGTTGGTGCTGGTAACCAAATCTACTTCTTGAATGAAGAAGTACTACAATGGGGTTCATTGCGTGATTTAGGTCCTAACAACGAAGTATTCAGTAACGCTGATGCTTCATTGGATCAATTCATCCTTGAAGGTACATTGATCGTTCGTAACCCTGCAGGTGTTGCTGTATTGCATGATATCAGCACACAAGGTACAAGCGTTGCATTCGGCTCAAGCGCCGCTGGTTCTAACAGTATCGTTGGTGCTGTTCGTTCTTCAAGCAATGTGGTACGTCTAAATGCGTGGGATGCCGCATCATTTTAATCTAACTTAGATTAGAACTTTGATGAAAGGGCCTTAGGGCCCTTTCTCTTTGATGCTAAATAGTAATATGAATAATAATTTAATGAATGAAGAAGTCCTAAACGACCAAGATCCTGACTGGAATGTGGATGCACACAGATGGGACAAAGGTGGTTTAGCGACCAAGGACAATGGAATTGCAGATCGTTTACTACAAAATGACAAATTATACAATCATTTAAAGGGCGACTGGACAAACTCAGACTTTAACAAGTCCAAGAATATTAAAACTACTACCGGGCGCGAGGGTGGTAAGTTTGTTATGACTAAGGAACAGTTCAATATTCCTTATATCAAAGAACAATGTA